CGGAAACGCACTACATTGATAAGTTGCGCCAGCTGAATCAACACTAAAGGTGACGTTTATAAATTTAAAAGCAAAATGATGTGCTGGCATTGATATAGGATTATTAGAATCATCAAATCCAACAAATTGACAAGACAACATAAACGGAACATTTAAATAACTAGTACCTGCGCCGTATAAATCTTCGACAGCAACAGATAAACTTTGGAAAAATAAACCAACACTGTGTGGTTCTTTAACTTCAAATGTCAAACTATAAGCATTACTATGCCCTGTTCCAGGATTATGAGTTACAGCATATTTTGACTGAACATTTTCTATAAAAAATTCTACATTTGTGCCTGTAGCATCTTCAATAGCAGTAGTAACTGTTTTATCAGGAAATCCGCCAGATTGTATAATTTTTAATGCTGGTCCATTACTGTACAAAGCTGGATTGGTTACTTGGTTCGCACTTAATACGCCAAGAGACCATCTATAATTATAAGTTCCAAACTGAGATAACGGATTTTCTAGCATTTAGCCTCCAAGGACAGCATCTAATGTAGTTTTTTGAGGTAACCTAATTGTAACACCAGGTACAAAATCAAATACTGGATCTTTTATAATGTCCATGTTTCTTCTAGCAAACACCCACCATAACTTTGATGAACCATATATATCGTATGCTAATAAATCTGGACGGTAAATGTATTGCGCTTCTATTGTGTAAGCAATATCTTTGTCGTTTAGTGGTATGTTCCTGCTTGTATATATGTCAAGATAATCGTTGCGCACAGGAGTTTGATAATAAGGACTAGTACCGGCATATTTTACCATTAGATAAATCCTCCAGGTTTAGTGTTACCAATGTAATCACCTTTAATAAACGATTGTAAATCAAATTCTCTTGTAGCAGTCCTGCTGTACGCTGGTGCTACTGTTACGTTAATTGTACTCAATGTTGGTACATAACTGTATTTAGATCCTGCTATGTATGCTTCAGGTATTTCACTTGATAAATCTGAATTACTTCCTAATGGAACTTTTATATAATCAACAGCATTAGGCAAATCTAAGTTAAACATTTTTACAACTACAGGAGTCTCATCAAAAATAAAATCTCCGTATCCACTCAAAGCAATTCTTGGCGGAGGATGTCCTTGAAATTCGCTGTTACCATAAAACATTTTTGTAATACTACGTAAGAAATGGACAGCAGCAATCCAGTATGCTCCGTCTGCTTCATTTTCAACTGGAAATTCAGCACTAATTGTTATATCTTCTATTCTACTATTTTGATATATGTAATATGGATAGTTTGAATGAGTTGGATCAAACGAATCATAGTTTGCTTGACTAGAAAGTAAAATTTGTGGAGTAGTTGGAAATACTAAACTACCATTACTTTCTTTTAAAGGCTTTAATATTGGACTATTTAGAAACCAATTTGGAGATGCTGGCAAATGTAAACGAACTCTCCAATCGTTTCCACGTAAATCTGAAGAAGATGATAACCTAGCAGTTGTAGTGCTAGAACCTGCTTGTGTTGCGCCAAATTGTAACGCTGTTCCCATACGGTTTGAGCTTACAAATGCTGCGGCACTAGTAAAATCATTAATAGACGTTACAGCATTAGATATATTGTTTATTGTATTGAATACTTTTCCTACAGGCGAACTGTTAAACGATGATATAACATTGTTTACTGCTTTTCCAATTACGTTAAATGGCATAATAATCTCCTATACAGTATTTAGTTGACAAAATTATCTACGTATATTATAATAAATACAACATAGGAGAATTCATGGCAAGAAGAGTAAATTATCTCAACAATAAAGACATGTTAGCTGAAATACATAAATCAAAAAATAGTTTTTCAAGTTTTTTAGAACCAAGTTATGCAGATTATGACATTATTTTACCAAGTGTTGATAAAATTAATATAAGAACAGTTGCCGAAGCAAAGAGAGCTAAGGCAAAAAAATTAAGTCAGCGGTCATATGAAGAACAAAAGGCAGCTGGTAGAAAAGTAAAAATGGCAGATTGCGAAGTAAGTTACAAAACTATACAAAAAGAAGAACTTATTTTTAGAGTTATGACATTTGATCATATTCCAGAAGAGCCTGGTCGTAAGAAAAATCCAAAAACAGTAGCAGACCATAAAACAAAGTTACCATTTCCGCCATATCAACATTACAAGTACGATGACGAAGGCAATTTAATGTGTGTAGGCAAAAGTCACTGGGTAGGTGGAATTGAAAACGGACATTTTGATAAAACCTTAGGAAAAGCAACCAATAAACTTGCGATGATGTGGATGAAACTGGTAGATCGTTATGCTACAAGAGGCAATGTACGTGGATACACTTACAATGACGAGATGAAAGGTCAAGCAATATTACAATTAGCACAGATTGGACTACAATTTGACGAAAGTAAGTCACAAAACCCATTTGCGTATTATACTGCGGCTGTAACTAACAGTTTTGTTCGTGTAATTAATTTAGAAAAGCGTAATCAAAATATTAGAGATGATATCCTTGAAATGAACGACTTAGCACCTAGTCATACTAGACAACATGCCGGTGAATGGGAAGCAGCACTTAAAAGACAGTCTAAATAACTATTGACAACCTAACGAATATCCCGTATAATAGTATTCTATGATAGGAGTATTTCTTTGTTTAAAAAAGCTGCGGTCTTTACAGATATCCATTTTGGATTGAAGGGTAATTCGCGAATACACAACCAAGATTGTGAAAATTATGTAGACTGGTTTATACAAACTGCTAAAGACAACGGATGCGAAACTGCTTTGTTTACCGGTGACTGGAATCATAATAGAAATAGTCTCAATTTAACTACTATGGATGCCGGTATTCGTAGTTTAGAAAAGTTAGGAGGCGCATTTGACAACTTTTATATGTTTGCTGGTAACCACGACTTGTACTACAAAGATAAACGTGATGTAAAGTCTACTGAATTTGCGAAACACATACCTGGTATTACAGTTATTGAAGACATTTATGTCAAAGACGATGTAGCATTAGTGCCTTGGCTAGTCGAAGACGAATGGAAACAAATAAAAAACATAAAATCTAAGTATTTGTTTGGGCATTTTGAACTTCCTAGTTTCTATATGAACGCAATGGTACAGATGCCCGACCATGGAGAACTAAAAGCTGAACATTTCCAACATCAAGAGTATGTGTTTAGTGGACATTTTCATAAAAGACAAAAACAAGGCAAGATACATTACATTGGTAATGCGTTTCCACACAATTATGCCGATGCTTGGGACGATGATCGTGGTATGATGATACTAGATCTTGAAAACAATGCCGAACCTGAGTATATAAATTGGTTAGATTGTCCAAAGTATCGTACAGTAAAACTATCGCAACTAATTGACCAGAAAGAAACATTAATAAAACCAAATATGTATCTACGAGTTACCTTAGACTTGCCGGTAAGTTACGAAGAAGCAAGTTTTATTAAAGAAACATTCATAAACGAATATGCTTGTCGAGAAATCACACTTATTCCACAAAAACAACTAGAAGAAATCAATACCGAACTAGACATTGCTCAATTTGAAAGTGTTGACCAAATTGTTAGTAATGAAATTATGGCAATTGACAGCGATAACTTTGATAAAGCAACACTTTTAGAAATTTATAATGGCTTAGAATGATAAAAATTAAAGACTTAACAGTAAAGAACTTTATGAGTGTGGGTAATGTTACCCAAGCAGTTGATTTTGAAGAGGATCAACTCACTCTAGTGCTTGGTGAAAACTTAGATCAAGGAGGTGACGACTCAGGCTCACGCAACGGTACAGGCAAAACTACTATAATCAATGGATTATCTTACGCCTTGTACGGCCAAGCACTGACCAACATCAAGAGAAACAATCTTATCAATAAGACAAACTCTAAAGGCATGTTGGTCACCCTTAATTTTGAGAAAGGCGGTAATCAATACCGTATAGAACGTGGTAGATCACCTAACATTCTCAAGTTTTATGTAAATGACCAAGAACAAAAAGACGAGTTTGAAGATAATAGCCAAGGCGATAGTCGTAAAACACAAGAAACTATCAATAACTTGTTGGATATGAGCCATGATATGTTTAAACACATTGTTGCTTTAAACACATACACCGAACCTTTCTTGAGTATGCGTACAAATGATCAACGTGCTATTATTGAACAATTATTAGGTATTACCTTGTTATCCGAGAAAGCAAGTATACTTAAAGAGTTAGTTAAAACAACAAAAGATAACATTGTCCAAGAAACGTTAAAGATCGAAGCTATACAAAAAGCAAACGAAGGCATCCAAAGCACTATTAATAACTTGGAAACAACTCAAAAAGCATGGAAATCCAAACAAAGATCCGATATAGACAAACTAACTAGTGCTATAGAACATTTAGAAGAGCTTGATATCGAAAAAGAGCTAGATTCTCATGAAAAACTAGCAAATTGGACTGAACACAATAACACTATATCAGCTCTTAGAAAAGAATTAGCCACATTAGAACCAGCGCTGGTACGTGCCGACAAGAGTGTTAGTAAATTAAACAAAGATATTGTTGAATTAAAAGACGCTACATGTTATACATGCGGACAGGAACTTCATGTAGATAAAAAAGCAGAGATAGAAGCCAAAAAAGCGAAAGAACTTGAAGATACTATGTCATATCAAGTAGAAGTTGCTGGTAAACTTGAAGATGTTGTGAAAGCATTAGACGAAATAGGCGATATTAATGGAAAGCCTACTACATTTTACGAAAATGCTAAAGAAGCATATGAACATAGAAACAACGTAGATAATTTGAAGAAAACATTGCTAAGTAAACAGCAAGAGGCGGATCCATACCAGGCACAAATTGACGACTTAACAGACACAGCACTTCAACCCATTGATTGGACACCGGTAAACAAACTAACAAATATAAAAGAACATCAAGAGTTTCTTTTAAAACTGTTAACAAACAAAGATTCGTTTATTCGAAAGAAGATCATTGATCAAAACTTAGCATATCTAAACAATAGGCTAACATACTACTTAGATAGAATAGGATTGCCGCATCAAGTTGTGTTTCAAAACGATTTAAACGTTGAAATTACACAACTAGGGCAAGATTTAGACTTTGATAACCTGTCACGCGGTGAACGTAACAGGCTAATACTTGGTCTTAGCTTTGCTTTCCGTGATGTTTGGGAAAGTTTATACCAAAGTATTAACTTATTGTTCATTGACGAGCTTATTGACAGTGGAATGGACACAGCAGGCGTAGAAAATAGTATAGGCATACTAAAAAAGATGACTAGAGAGCGTGATAAGAACGTGTTCTTGATTAGTCATAAGGATGAACTAGTAGGCAGAGTGAATAACGTATTAAGAGTTGTTAAAGAAAACGGCTTTACCAGTTACGCAACAGATATTGATATTGTAGAATAATGGAATCAGATACACATGACAAAATTATACTTGCTGTTCTTGAATACTTTAGGTTGAATGAAGAATTTCAACAAAGACCAGCAGAGCTTAAACGTAGAAAAGTACGTAAAGCACTGTCTAGTATACGATATTTGTGTTTAGACAGACGGGCAGAAGTACTAGAAGAACATATTAGACATGTAAAAGACGGCAGAGCAAAAAACAATCCAGAAAAGGCACGAGAAGCAAAGTCAAACAAGTAACTACAGTATGAGTTGGACATACAAAGGTAAAGAAATAACTGAAGTATCAGACGAATACGAAGGGTTCGTTTACCTTATAACCAATTTAACAGACAATCGCAAATACGTAGGCAAAAAACTAGCAAAATTTAAAACAACCAAGCCACCATTAAAAGGCAAAAAGAATAAAAGACGCGGAACAAAAGAATCAGATTGGAGAGACTATTGGGGATCTTCAGATAAACTATTAGCAGACGTAGAAAAATTAGGCGAAAACAATTTTACAAGAGAGATACTATACTTTTGTAAAAGTAGAGGCGAAATGTCATACCTAGAGGCACGAGAACAATTTGAACGTAGAGTTTTAGAAACAGATGAATACTACAACGGTATTATAAACGTTCGAGTTGGTGGTTCAAATATACTTAGAGAAAATTTAAAGGCACATCAGGACACTGTTTGATCGGAATTGTTCGATCCACCTTGAGCTTCACGTAACCACGTGATCAGACACTGGTGAAGTCCCACAGGCTGTATGCTACGAAAACCCCTTAGCACTAGGAACGAAGCGGGGGATAGCGCATTTTGCGTGATGTCGACGTAGGTTGGGAAAGGTCAGAGCCCAGTAGCAAAGTCAAACACCTACTTCCGAATCTCGGCCATGCTACTCGTATGAAGCAAGAGAAGATGGAGCCTCTGCAAGGTTCCGTCTGACCAATTAATCTGTATGAAACTAAAGTGCTTCGCACTTATAATAAATAAAAAAGTGTTTGAGTGACAACGAAAAACACAGATGAACGTAAGTTCATCTTGATAAAGATAAATAATATTAACAAAACACTTTAGGATTTATATTATGCAAGTATTTCAAATTATTGCCGAAGAAAATGAATTAGAAGAAGCTATTCCATTTACTAAAAAAGCTAAAATGATGAAGCAAGCCAAAAAAGCTGCTAAGGGTGCTACTAAAGATGAAGCACGTCAAATGGAAGTTGAGTTGTTAACATATCTTAAAACATCAAAGCAACAACCAACTGTTGATGCTGTTATGAAATATTTTGATCAAAAAGGTTTAGGTAATGTAGCAGCACCTATTGTTAAGAATTTCCAAAGCAAAGGCAATAAAAAAGCAGCTCGTAGCCAAGCAAGACAAGATAAAGCTAGAGCAGCTGGACAAGCAGCAGCAAAACTTGGTGGCATGGCTAAAGTTGGCGCACAAAAAGCAGGCGCCGCAGCTAAAGCTGCTGGTACTGCTGTAAAAAATGCTAGTGGAGTTGTACCAGCAGGACAAATTAATCAAAGTGTTTACGAAGCTGAAGGACAAGACGTTTTAACCAAACGTGAAGTGCGTAATATTATTCAACAAGTAGTTGCCAAAGGTTATGGCGGTGCTGCTGGATTTGATAAGAGTAGATTTGCTCAAGACGAACCAAAAGCTACGTTTAAATCACAAAGAGCAGCACCTGATGCTGAAACTCAAGCAGCAATTGATAAAGTAAAAGCTGCTGGATACAAGATTACAAAATAATTAAAAGAATGGTTGCTGGGTCTTTTTGGCAATTTCCATGTTGTCCTCAGCAAGTTGTACTATGACTTCTCTGTCATCAGGTCCTAGAAGGTAAGCATCATTGTAACTAAGTCCGCCTCTCATGTGCCAAACCAACTTGGCTAAATCATATTTTAATTGTTTAATTTCATCTTCTAGGACCTTAACATGTTCTAATATTTCCTCAATCGGAAGTGCTAAGATCCTTATGCGAAAAAATTTGAAGCATCAAAACTAATAGGTACATCCAATTCTTCTGGAGCACCTGCTGCTCTGTCCTCTTCTGATGAAACAATTTTTCTAGATTTAATTGTAAATTTCTTTCGCTGTTCGTCAACATGATTTATAATAGCTTTGTACACATCAACAGGAGCATTATCTAGAAACTCCATTATGTGTTGCTTGTTGGTAACTGATTCATCTCCAACTGTGATGCTTACAACACTGCCATGTACACTAGCAATATTCATCTCTGTAATTCTGTTGAATGTTTCATTGAATCGTTGAAGTTTTTCTGTCTCTGACATTTCATCATCGTTAACAATTTGTAAAATTCTCTGCTCCTCAAATGTTTTCATAGCAACATCTGTAAATGCTTTGTAATTCATTGGAGCAGTTTCAATTGTATATTCATTGTAAGTAAACGACGGAGCATATTCAGCAGCATTGAGTTCATCTAATACTTCAGTAAGATTACATTCAAAAGTTCTGTCACCAACTCCTGGTATGTCCATTTCCATGTTTAATGATTCACCATATGTAGCAATACGTATCGCAGTAAGCACAGCATCTAAATCAATGTTAGGCATCATCCACGCATTTTTAATATTAGGCATACAGTTTTGTATTACACTAACAGTGCTTTGTCCGTTTAGCAGCGCATCTGGCGTTTTAATCATAATTTCGTCTCTAGCCGTCATTGGATACACTGGATATGTATTATTTTCAGTAGGCTCTAGTGTACCTTTGGGATAGAATAATCCTTTACTAGGCAACGTGATAAACAATTTAGGCTGTCTGAAGTGACTCAGCAGCGGATTGGTTGAACTTTGGTTCATTCTTTTCTCCGGATAAATACTTTACTAATATATATCCAATATAATAAAGTGCGCAGTTAATTTAGGAATCACAAGTGGCAGAACCAACAGAAATTACCAACGTAGGTGGCGTTGAAGGTGTAGCAAGCGAAGCTACACTTCAAAATCTACTTGAATTAACACGTAGACAAGGTAGAGACACTACTACTGCTTTAAGAAATGAAGCAAAATTCAAAGAAGCTGCTAACAAAGCAACTAAAGCTGGCGCAGAACAAACTGGATTATTATCTAAAGGTATGAAACGTGCTCAGTATGGCTTTGATCAACTGAACAAGTCACTTACAGAAGGACAGGTGCGTTTAAGTGATATGGCTGCTGTGGTTACAGGCGGCAAAGGTGTATTTCAGTCACTGTTTAATTTTGTTGATGCTAGTGTTGACCAATTTAGAGAACTCAGCCAAGTTGGTGCTGGATTTGGAAACAGCATTGTTGAAATGAACAAAGTAGCTGCTACTAGCGGCATGGCAATGTCTGAATTTTATCAAACAATACAAACAAACAGTGAAACACTGAGAGCTTTAGGCGGTAATGTAACAGATGGTGCTAAAAGATTTGCTGAACTAAGCAAAGGGCTCAGAGGAAGCGATCTAGGACAAAGATTGTTTGACTTAGGGTTTACTACACAAGCAATCAACGATGGATTTTTATCTTATAGTGAAAACATGCTACGCCAAGGTTTTTTACAAAGGATGACCAATGCTCAACTCATTGAAGGCAGCACTGATTATCTAAGACAGATAGATTTATTAAGTAAAGCAACAGGACGCAGTAGAGAAGAACTACTTGCTCAGTCACAAGATTTAAGAAACAACGCACAGTTTCAAAGTATAATGGCTAGAGCAAGTGCCGAAGGCGCTGGTGAATTTGAAAAAAGTATAGCACTAGTAGCAGGATTCTTGCCACAGTTTGCCGGAGATTTAGTAGATATTTCATCAGGCTTTGAAGGCAGTGACTTGGCAATAGCATTGAATACTATGGGCGGCGGCGCAGGGCAACAATTAGTTGATGCTTTACAAGCAACTGCAAGTGGAGGAATGAATTTTAGAGAATTTGGTAACGAACTTACTAGATTAGGACCAGCACTAGGAGCAATTGGCGCAGCAGTAGATCCAACCATGGTTGGACGACTCCAAGCACAAGGCGGACCGTTGGCAGCATTATTTGATGCGCAAGTAGGCTTAAACAGAATGGGCGGATTGAACATTGATGCTGCTATTGCTGCTCAAAACAGACAAAGCACTATCACAGAATTATTTGCTAGATTTGAAGCTGCTATAACAAGTTTCAGTAGTTTTATTACTGAAAAGTTTATTGAAAGTGATACATTTACAGCACTTGAAACATTAGGAACTAAGATAACAGATTCATTTAAACTATTGTTTGGACCAGCAGAAGCAGACGGCAGTTTTAAAAATGCTTCAGCAAGTGTTAATTCTTTTGTTACTGCTGTAGATGATTGGGTAAACACTAATTTGGTTGCTCCTATATCTACATTTGTAGACGAGTTTACAGCTCATGTCGAATCTGGTAAAGCACCAATTGACTTTTTCAAACAAAAAATACAAGATGCTGGTAAAGCTATTGTTGATTTCTTTTTAGGAGAAATTCAAACAGAACCAGGAGGTCCTGGTAGAGGTACACGACAAGGTGGCTTATTATCAAAGGTTGGAGATGGTATAAAAAAAGCATTCCAAGGTGAAGGTGTGACAAAATATCTTACCGATGGCTTTGGATATTTAATGGATGCTGCTTACAACGTAATGTTAACTTATTCTGGTATAGACAACGTAGCTGTTGAGAAAAACGGATTGTTAGGAGAAATGAAAAAGAAAGTTTTTGGCGAAGACGCTTTAAATGAACAAGGAAAAGTTGATTCGTTGTATAATATTTTCAAAAAGAAAATTGGTTTAGATACAGCAGAAGGTGCAGAGCCTGTATATCAACAGCTTATTGACAAAATAGCAGAAGCATTTTCAAACATGGACATGAAAGCATTTGATCCTATAGTAACTAAATTACAACGTGCTTTTGAAGGCATGGTATTAGCAATCAAAAGAAAAATCAACGAGTCAGGTATGCTAGGCGATGCAGCTATTTCGGATAGGGAGTTGTTAGAGGACGAAATACGTTTCTATTTAGGTGGCGGCGACGGCAGTAGAACAGGAGCGGATTTTATTGCCAATTATGTAGCTGAAAGAGAAGCTCAAAGACAGGAAATGATCGATCAGGGAACATTTACCAAATACAAGAGAAAAAGTTACGGAGGAACCACTACTCGTAGGGTTAAGGAATTACAAGGTGTTTTAACAGATATGGGATTGCCTTTTAGAAGAATTGGAACTTTTAGAGCAACCGGTAAAACAACTGAACCTAAAGATACTTTAGCTCAAATTCACGCAGGTGAGCGTGTGTTAAACGCAAATGAAGCAGCGTCCGTTAACGGCTTGCCACAAGCAATGAGTCAACTAAATACATTGACAGCACAAATTAGAGATCTAATGGTACAACAAAATAACTTAACATCACAGGTAAACAGAGGTGTCCGTGGTATGAGCAATGATTATTTGAAAGGCGCAATGGTATGAGTTGGAAAAAACATTTTACTCCTGTTGCCACAAGCATGAACGTTGGCGGTAGCTATTCGCCATTTAGCTTTAGCAAAGGCCAAGGTGTTGGTCCTGCGGCAGCAAATTACAGTTCACACTTGCCTGATGTTTATGTTGGATCACCTAATCGTATTGAACGTTACGCTCAGTACAACACAATGGACAACGACTCAGAAGTAAATGCTGCTTTAGATATACTTGCTGAGTTCTGTTCACAAAAAAATAAAGAAAACGAAACACCATTTAAATTAAAATTTAGTAAAGCACCAACTAACACAGAAGTCAACATTATTGGACAATATTTAAAACAGTGGTGTAAGATACAACAGTTTGAATCAAGAATATTTAAGATTATTCGTAATACATTCAAGTACGGTGATCAGTTTTTTATCCGTGATCCTGAAACAAAAAAGTGGTTTCATGTAGATCCAGCAAACGTAACAAAAATTATTGTAAACGAAAGTGAAGGCAAGCGTCCTGAGCAGTACATAGTAAAAGACTTGAACATTGCTTACGAAGGACTTAGTGCTACAAAACTTAATACTAACCAAGCATATGGCCCAGGTGGCGGTGCTGGTTATCAAACATTAGACCAAAAGTACATGACAGGTCGTACACCTGACTCAAGTAGCAGCCGTTATAGTCAAGATGCTAACGAAACTGCTATTGACGCAGAGCATGTTGTTCACTTGTCGATGAGCGAAGGACTGGATCAAAACTTTCCTTTTGGTAATAGTTTACTAGAAAGTATTTTCAAAGTATACAAGCAGAAAGAGTTGCTTGAGGATGCGATTATTATCTATCGTGTTCAACGTGCGCCAGAGCGCAGAGTATTCTACGTTGATGTGGGCAACATGCCATCACACCTTGCTATGCAGTTTGTTGAGCGTGTTAAAACGGAAATTCACCAAAGACGCATCCCATCCAAGACAGGAGGCGGACAAACAGTCATAGACAGTTCATACAACCCTCTGTCAATTAACGAAGACTACTTTTTTCCACAGACTGCTGAAGGACGTGGATCAAAAGTTGAAACTCTTCCAGGTGGCACAAACCTTGGAGAAATAGACGATTTACGATATTTTACTAACAAGTTGGTTCGTGGGTTGCGTATTCCTTCAAGTTATCTACCCACTGGGGCAGATGATTCAGCTTCACAGTACAACGATGGTAGAGTAGGCACCGCATACATTCAAGAGTTACGTTTTAATAATTATTGCGAACGGCTTCAGAGCATGATAACTGAGGTATTCAACAACGAATTTAAATTATACCTTGCGCAAAAGGGAATAAATGTTGATGTAGCAATGTTTGACTTAACACTTCAACCTCCACAGAACTTTGCGAGTTATAGACAAGCAGAACTAGATAGCAACAGAATTAGTACCTTTGCTCAGATGCAACAAATACCTTTTATATCAAACCGTTTTGCTCTACAAAGATTCCTAGGATTAAGCAAAGAAGAAGTAGCAGAAAACGAACGCTTGTGGAGAGAAGAAAACGACGAATTCTTCAATGTTGGTGATACTGATGCCGCAGCACAATTAAGAGATGCTGGCATTACTGGTGCTGACATAAACAACGACTTAGATGCTACTCAAGGTGACGAATTAGAAGGTGATACTGACGATATAGGTGCCAGTGACGAAACGTCTCCAGTAGCAGATGCTGACGATGAGGCATAAATAATATTATGATTATACGTGAACTATATTACTTTAATGATAAAACAATGGAACCGGAAGACGATCAGAGATATGACGCTGACCGTGACGAATCTATTGTAGATATGGATGATACACGAAAAACTAGACTAACACTCAAAGATATTAACAAAGCACGTAGAGCTGACGATGCTCACAAGCGTGAAGCAACGAAAGACTTGGAATACATAAGGGCAATGTATGGCATAGCAGCACAAGGTGGTGAAGAAGCTATATAGGAGATAGTCATTGTCAAAGACCTATATTCCCGGTGAATCTAAAGCTCAGCGTAAATCTCGAAAAAAAGCAGAAAAGGCAAGACGCAACCAAGAAATTAAAGTTGCTTCTCGAATAGCACCTGTGGTTCCCCAATCTAAACCAGCAGAAAAATCTCCTAACGAAAATCATCAGATTAAAAAAAGTGACATAGTTTTTGTACTTGGCAACGGTACAAGTAGGAAAGATATTCTATTAGAACCATTGAGACAACATGGCACTATATACGGTTGTAATGCTTTGTATAGAGAGTTTAAACCTGATTATTTAATAGCAGTTGATACAAAAATGATAAGAGAAATCAGTCATAACGCTTATCAAATGTACAACCAAGTTTGGTCTAATCCTAACAAATATACCCGTTCAGTTGAGAAATTAAACCTCTTTAATCCAAACTTAGGATGGAGTAGTGGGCCTACTGCTCTTAATATGGCTAGTTTACAACACCCTAAAGAAGTATATATACTTGGATTCGACTATCAAGGTTTAGGTAGGAGAAATGAACTTGTAAATAATCTATATGCTGGAACAGAAAACTATAAAAAACAACACGAAAGGGCTACTTATTTTGGAAATTGGCAAAGGCAAACTTCTACTGTCATAAAGAAAAATCCAAAAATTAGATATATAAGAGTAGTACTAGACGAACACTATTTTGTTCCAGAATCGTTGGAAGGACTAGACAATTTAAAACATATTACTGTTGAAAATTTTAAAAAATTGTTCCAAAATCCATAACTGCGTGGTAAATGAGCTCGTTTGAGCCTATTTCGGCGTACTTTTTTCTATAAAGTGTAAATATAACTGACAGCCTTGACAATAAAGGAGAATGACATGACTGATCAAACCAAATTCGAGGAAATGCTCGAAAAATTAGTGAACGAGGACAAGGACGGTGCTGAAGCACTTTTCCATGAAATCGTTGTAGAAAAATCAAGAGAGATTTATCAAAACATCTTAGAATCAGAAGACGAAGAAGTCGAAGAAGATACAGATGAAGAAGTTGATGAAGCTACTGACGAAGAAGTAGACGAAGCAACAGACGAAGAAGTAGACGAAGCAACAGACGAAGAAGTCGACGAGTCAGAAGATGACGATTTAGACGAAATGTTTGGCTTAGATGAGCTTGGAATGGAAGCAGAACCAGAAATGGGCGGCGACGAAACAGATGACATGATGGGTGACATTGCTGCTGATATGGACGGCGACGACGAAGAAGGCGACGACGAAGAAGCTGACGGCCCAGAGGCTGCTATGGACAACTTAGAAGATGCTTTAGCAGACCTAAAAGCAGAATTTGAAAAAATGATGGGTGACGAAGAGCCAGGCGACGAAGATCCTGAAGAGGAAGCAATGGCATTTGAATCAGACGACGAAGAAGTAGACGAAGCAGCTGACGAAGAAGTAGATGAAGCGTCAGATGAAGAAGTTGAAGAAACAACTGATGAAGAAGTAGACGAAAACGCAGCACCTAAAACAGCAGGTGAAGAAATGCGTGAGTACGTAGAAAAAGTATCAGCTTCAATGGGTGACAATGGCGCAAATACAAAATCACCAGTTGCAGGAAAAAACGACATGGGCGGTACAGCAAGTAATTTAAACCAAGCTGGTACAGAAGCTGGTGTAGAAGCTAATAAAGGAAACTTAAAAGGTTCAGCACTAAGCGATCAAAACGCCAAAGAAGATAACGCCGGAAATAGAAATACTAAAGGCGGTATGAGTGCCAAAAAAGGCACAAAAAGCGAACCTGGCCACGGCGCTGAGAAAAAAGGCAAGCCAGACGCACCAGCCAATAAAAAACCAGTAATGGGTGGCTGAGAAGTTAAGGAGAAACGATGTTTCAACTACGTGAAAATCTAAGTTTTGACCAAGCTAAAATGGTCGTTGAGTCTGCTAATGAAGGCAAAGACCTCTATATGAAAGGTATTTGTATCCAAGGTGGTGTAAAAAACGCAAATCAGCGTGTTTATCCCGTTGAAGAAATTGGCAGGGCTGTCACTACGCTCAATGAGCAGATAGCCGGTGGATACTCAGTTTTAGGCGAAGTTGATCATCCAGAAGGACTTAACATTAACCTTGATCGTGTGTGCCATATGGTCACAGAAATGTGGATGGATGGACCAAACGGTTATGGAAAGTTGAAAATTTTACCAACTCCGATGGGAGGCCTAGTAAAAACAATGCTAGAAAGCGGCGTTAAGCTAGGTGTCTCATCTAGAGGTAGCGGTGAAGTCGACGGCGGCGGCAACGTTGCCGGCTTTGAAATAATTACTGTGGACGTTGTGGCTCAGCCTAGCGCCCCCGGTGCGTATCCTACACCAATTTACGAACATATAATGAATGAAAGAGGTGGATACAAGGCAATTTTAACTTCAAAAGAAGTCCAAGGCGACAAAAAGGCACAAAAATATATTGCAGAGAGCTTATTAGGTATAATAAGCAGGCTCCAATAAAGGAGAAATAAATGGAAGCACTAAAATCCCTTTTAGAGAGTGACGCAATTTCAGAAGCAATGAAAGCTGAAATCGAGGAAGCATGGACTGCTAAAGTTGAAGAAAATAAACTTAATGCTACTGCTGAACTTCGTGAAGAGTTTGCTAAAAAATATGAACACGACAAAGGTGTTATGATTGAAGCAATTGATGCTATGATGACTGAAAAACTTTCAGAAGAAATGGCAGAATTCAATGAAGATCGCAAGCAACTAGCTGAACAAAAAGCAAAATATGCTATCGCGATGAAAGAACATGCTACTTTACTAAGTACCTTCACTAAAGAAGCACTTGTTAAAGAAGTTTCAGAACTACACGCAGATCAAAAAGCAATGGCAAATAAATTTGCTGTTCTTGAAGAATTTGTTGTAGATCAACTTGCTAAAGAACTTGCTGAGTTCAATGAAGACAAAAAAGACCTTGCTGAAACTAAAGTACGTTTAGTACGTGAAGGCAAGGAACACTTGAATAAAGTAAAAACTACCTTTATTCAAAGAAGTGCTAAAGCTATATCAGAAACAGTTGACAAAGCTCTTAAAGGAGAAATTAATCAACTCAAAGAAGATATTAACGCAGCACGTAAAAACGATTTTGGTCGCAAAATTTTCGAAGCGTTTGCTAACGAATATATGGGTTCTCATTTAAATGAGAAATCAGAGACCAAAAAACTACTTAAAGTTGTTGATGTCAAAGACAAACAAATTGCTGAAGCAAAAGAATTAGCACTAAAAGCTAAAACTATTGCTGAAGCAAAAGACGCAGAAGTAAAGCGTCTTGTTGAAGCACAACAACGCACAGGAGTAATGAATGAACTTCTTGGACCTTTAAGTAAGGACCAAAAAGAAATTATGACAGACTTACTGGAATCAATTCAAACTGCTAGACTACGTTCAGCATTTGATAAGTACCTTCCATCAGTAATTGATGGTAACAGTCCAGCAAAGCAGAAGGCGCAGCTTACAGAGGCAAAAGAAATTACAGGCAATAAACAAACACAAAGTTCTAATGAAGCAAGTACACATAATGTCGTAGACATTAAACGTCTTGCTGGATTATAAAGGAGAAGATAATGTCAGAACTATTAGAAAGTCGCTGGCAGGAGACAAAAGGTGCCTTAACTGAAGGCCTCGCAGGCAACAAAAAAGCTGTTATGGAAACAACTCTTGAAAATACTCGTAAGCATTTGATGGAAACCGCAACAGCTGGTGCAACTTCTGCTGGTAACGTAGCAACACTAAATCGTGTGATCCTTCCAGTGATCAGACGTGTAATGCCAACCGTTATCGCTAACGAATTGGTAGGTGTACAACCAATGACTGGTCCAGTGGGCCAAATTCACACACTTAGAGTACGTTACGCAGATGCGTTCGACTCAACAAGTGGAACAGATACCGCAGCAGGCGATGAAGCTCTTAGCCCATTCAAAATTGCTGAAGGTTATTCTGGTGCAGCTGATGACAAAGCAGCAGCTACATCAGCACTAGAAGGTGCAGCTGGTAACAGACTAAGCATTCAGATCTTGAAACAGACTGTTGAAGCGAAGTCACGTAAGTTGTCAGCACGTTGGACATTTGAAGCGGCTCAGGACGCTCAAAGCCAACACGGCATCGACGTAGAAGCAGAAATCATGGCAGCACTTGCTCAAGAGATTACTGCTGAAATCGACCAAGAAGTTATCGCAAGTTTGACTTCATTGGCCGGTACTGCGCCAGAAACATATGACCAAAACGCAGTTTCAGGTACAGCTACTTTTGTTGGTGACGAGCATGCAGCTCTTGCTGTTTCAATCAACAGAGTATCAAACTTAATCGCACAGCGTACACGCAGAGGCGCAGGTAACTGGGCTGTTGTATCACCAACAGTACTAACACTGTTACAAAGTGCTACAACTTCTGCTTTCGCACGTACAACAGAAGGTACTTTCGAAGCACCAACCAACACAAAACTAGTTGGTACATTAAACAACGCAATGAAAGTATATGTAAACACATATGCTACTAGCGATGATGTACTTGTTGGTTACAAAGGTACTTCAGAGTCAGACGCAGCAGCGTTCTACTGCCCATACATTCCATTGATGAGCAGTGGTGTTGTACTAGACCCAGATACATTCGAGCCAGTAGTTAGCTTCATGACACGTTATGGTTATGTTGAACTAACAAACACTGCTTCGTCTTTGGGTAACGCAGCAGACTACCTAAGCAAAGTTGCTGTTACAACAGCAAACCTAAGCTTCACATAAGCGTAGTTAAATATTATAAAATAGGCCCTACGGGGCCTATTTTTTTGGCTAAGTATTAAAAAGGAGTTAATATGACAGGACAAATATACAAACACAGTGGTACCAAAGCAATTATCAGACCTGACGAATGGGGTTCTAATAGAAGAGATGTAATCCTTGATAACAAAGATAAAAAATATAAAATAGGAGACAAACTTACATTTGACATTGTAAGAAAAAATAACAGATCTTATGCTGAGAATGTGTCTATTGAGGCTTAATAACCCATTTTAACAAAAAGGCTAAATACTAATGTCAAAAGACTTATGCGGTACCCACCGCGTAGACTTAGAACGTCATAAAGGAGAAACAAATGGGACGTCCAATAAACAAACAAAAATTAGGATACGGTTCAGGTCGTATCGCAGTTAGCCGCCACTTTTTTACAGGCGGAGCAGAAGCTACAACAGCAGCACACATTGTAAGACAAGTTGCCTCAAACAAGTTTGTGGTTAGATTAGATTCAAACAACGACGGTGGTGGACCGTTCTCACCAAGAACACATGCTAGTGATGAAGTAATGACACTTGTAAACAAAGCTAACGGAGCAATGGTAGCAGGTGAATTTAGAATTGATGCTGTAGGCTCAGATTCAACAACTTACCAAGTTACACGTTTACACAACAGAACAGTACAACTTGAGGATAACGACAAAGCAATTTACAACGTTGGGTTTGACGCAAGTGCTAAAGAAAACTCAGCAGTGCCAAACGCAGTACTATCAGTAGCATTACCAAGTCAATAAGTTGGAGATTTGAATGCCTGGCGCTAAGTTTATATCTCATGATGTTGATACTTACAAATTAACAATTAACGATGGTGGATCAGTATCGTTTGTGGCTGGTGACGGTTTAACTCCAGCTACAACTGGTACGTTTAATTTTTTCGGCAACTTAAATGTTGTTGGTTCTACTACGACAATTGAAACTAGTGAATTATCTATTACTGATAAAACTATCACAGTCAACAAAGATGAAACAGGCGCTGGTGTTAGCACAGGTCCAGATGGGACTAATACAGCTGGCTTAATTATTGAAAGAGGATCATATCCTGATGCGAAACTTCTATATGATGAAGATTTAGATTGGTATGATTCGAGATTAGGTGGCACAACAAGTATTACAGGTGCTTTTGCGTTCAAGGACAACAATAACGAAACTATTGGTATATTCACTAACTTTGTAGGAACTTTTGATCAAGATCTAGTTTTGCTAGGCGAAGGAACAAAAACTGTATCTGTAACAGGTACTACGTCCTATGAAAGACAAGTATTTACTTATCAAGGCGATGTAATAGAACCTAACGTAAATAATCTAGATAGATTGTCTGATCCAATTGATCCAGATATCATTCCTAATGTACAAGCATTAAAAGATTATGTTAGAGCATATAACACTTACAATTTTACAGACACTATTGAAAGTGCTGATACAACTGTAAGCGTAGCAGATTCAGAAGAAACTAGTAGTCCAAGTTTAGCACTTGTTACAGTTGACGGAACAGAAGTTGCTAGGTTTTATCAAACATCAATTGATCTCTTACAATTAAAAATTGATAGTGATACTTTAACAAGTTTAGATATTAATGGTAATGTAAAAATTGGAGGTAACGGTACAGGCAGTGTTGAGTTTACTACAGACGCATTATTTCCTGTTACAGCTACAGATCCAACAGCACCAACTGACGGTGTGAAGCTATATGGTAAAGCTGAAGGAGACGGTGGTACTGGATTATTTTTTGTAAATCAATCTGAAACACAAGACGAATTGATTAGTAGAAACAAAGCACTATTATATAGTATAATATTTTAAGGAAAGCAAAATGGCAATAAGCAGTGTAAACATATTAGCAACAGATACAACAATACTAAGTGTTCCTGCTGGCAAAAAGTATGCGATTACTACTATTGTGGTTTGTAATTATGCTACTACTACAGACGCATCGTTTGATAGTCAATTTGATATGCATGTAATAGCAGGCTCAGGAGGAGTAAAAAGCGTTACAAACAAAGTATTAAATGCCGTAGCAATGCCAGCTCAGGAAACTTTTTCTTTTAACACAGAACGTTTAATTTTAGAGGAAGGTGATCGAGTGGTATTAAACAGTCCTGATTCAAACAGGCTGAGCGCAACAATTAGTTATCTGGAAGTTTAAAGTCTAATGGAATTTATTAAAAAGCAAAGTTTATACAGACGCAAAATTGATAATAAAGAACTTATTATTGATGCAGATGGTAATGTGTCTATTACACCACAAACAGGTAAGGTTACTATTGATGGTGACTTAGCAGTTTCAGGATCGAGTTCTGGTCCAACTAATAACCTTACATTTTATGTATCACTTGAAGGTAACGATGACAATGACGGCTTAGGTGCCGGCAAAGATAGGGCTAAAAGATCAGTAAAAGCTGCGGTAGAAGCAGCACCAGCTGGAGCAACAATTAAAGTTGCGCCTGGTGACTTTTATGAAGACAATCCTATCACAATGAAAGAACGACAAACTGTACGCGGTGACAGTTTGCGTAATACACAAATTTTTCCAAATAATTCTACATCAGACATTTTCCTTATGGATTGTGCGTGTTATTTGTTCCAATTAACATTTAGAGCTTTACAAGATCCGGGCTGGTGTGCAAGAATTAAACCTGGAGCACTAGTAACAGTATCACCATATGTACAAAACTGTACAAACATGAACGGTCCTTGGTTGAATGACGGTACTGAATTTACACCATTTGTAACTGAACAAATCGAAGGTGTACCTGCTACTGCTCGACCAATTGAAAACGATCCTAATGTACCATTAGCAAAGCGTGTTAATGAAAATGGCGGGGGTAATGGTATCCTTGTTGACGGTAACGATTACGACCAGCGTTCGTTAGTATTCAGTTTTGTTGCGGATGCGTTTACACAAATTGCTCAAGGTGGTATTGGTTTCCATATTACTAACTTTGGTTATACACAGATTGTTAGCTGCTTTACAGTTTTTACACGTATTGGATTTATGACCACTAAAGGTGGTTATCTTAGTATCTCAAACTCAGTTAGTGACTTTGGTACATTTGGTATTATTGCTGACGGATTATTTGAAAAAGTTTATACTACAGCTCGACCGTCACAAACATACACTTCAAGTGTTGGTAGTGTAACAGTTAACAGCACAGGAGCAGGATACACAGGAGTACCCACTGTTACATTTGGAGCGCCTGAAACACCAGGAGGTGTTACCGCTCAAGGTACAGCAAGTGTTGACGCATTAAGAGGAGAAGTTACATCTGTAACAGTTGACAACCCAGGCAGTGGGTATCAAACGCAGCCAACTATTACTTTTACAGGAGGAGGATTTACTTCTCAAGCGACTGCTACTGCTAACTTAATTAAAAATCAAAGTATTGTTGTAAACAGTTTACGAGACGTTCCACAGACAGGTAGTATTATTAAATTTGAAGGTGATTCTACTGTTTACTATGTAACTGGTAATGACATTACAACTCAGCCATTTATATACGACGAAACAGTTTGTAGGCGAGATGTAAACAGAATTATTGATGCTGTAATGGGAGATATAGCATTAGGTACAAATTATCAAAGTATATCTGCTGGTAGAAGTTACTTACGTGCTAATAGTGCTAAAGTTTTAAATCAACAATTACAACCTACTATATTTGGTATTGAAGCAGTAAGAGACGAGATACTTGCACGTATACCAGATAGCGATCCAGCAAATGAACAATTTAGATACGATGTTATTGAAAAAATAGCTATTATTACAAATTTTATTGCTGAAGAAGATAGTAGTGCTGCTCCTGACATTGTATACGATGATAGTAATGCTACAAGTAATGGTGCTGTAGCAGCAAAAGATAATATTCTTTTAAACAAAGATTTTATTGTAGAAGAAACTATAAAATATATTGCTGAACAATTTACTGATCTAAGTTACGATCAAGACAAGTGTGAAAGAGACACAAGATTAATTACTGAAGCAGTAGCATTTGATACAGCATTAGGAACAAACTATAACAGTGTCACAGCAGGATTATCTTACGCAAGGGCAAACGCAACTACTGTAGCAGAAAAACAACTTGAAGTTACAGTAGCAGCATATACTCATATTAGAGATTTAGCACTAGCACTAGCAGATGTAGCAGCAGATAGCACAGCGGTAGCAAGAGTAAAAGCAGGATACGACGAAGTCATTGACATAATTACTGGTAGGGCTTATAATACAACTACCTGTAGAAGAGATGTTGGGCAAATTGTAGATAGTGTGGCATTTGATGTAGCATTAGAAACAAACTATAACGCAGTGACTACAGGTCTTTCTTATCAAAGAGCAAACAGTTCGTATGTAAAAAGTGCTCAATTCCAACAAACAATTGCTTCATATGAATACATGAAGCAAATAGCAAGCGATACCTATATGGCATCGGATACTACTGCTGTATCTAGATCAAATGCAGCGTTTGATGAAATACTTGACATTATAGAAAACGGAGCAGTAAGCACAGATTCAAGTGCTGATGTTCTTGTGTTTAACACACCAACCGGCGGCGATATTAATAAAGAGTATGCTAGAGTATTATTACAAGCTAACAGAACTTATATATCTACTGAATTGAACACATGGATACAAACAAATTATCCTTCTTTAGATTATGACGCAATTAAGTGTGCTAGAGATACAAAGTATATTGTTGATGCTATTACATTTGATGTTCAGTACGGAGGAAACTTTGCTACTAGGAGAGCAGCAGAGGCGTACTTTGAAGGAACAACAAGTCAGCTTCCAGCAGATCAAAGACCAATTACTGCCGCAGCATACAATCACTTAGCAAACAATATTTTAAGTCAAATTGTAATAGAAAATTATCCAGGACAAACAACAAACGGTAACTTAGCATCATCTGTTGAAGTAGACGAAGTAGCAGGACTAGCAAGCATTATTGCTGATGTAATTACAGCGAATAGTGTAGCAGGTATGCCAACACTTATTGAACCTTCAATTACTTGGGCAACAGCAGGATTGCAAACAGCAACAACAAATTGGAAAACTAACAAATCAACAATACAAGATGATGTAATCGAAGAAATTACTATAGGTAATATTACTAATGCTGATACAATAGTTTATCCAGATCCAACAGGAGTAATTACAACTAGAGTAAATGCTAAAAATCAGTTACTTGCTAACAAAACATTTATAAAAACTGAAATAGCTGCTTATATAAATCAAAACTTTCCAAGTTTAGGATACAACCAAAAGAAATGCGAAAGAGACGTTGGATATATTGTTGACGCATTAATTTATGATATATTGTACGAAGGCAATAGTGCTACTCGTCAAACAGCACTAAGTTATTTTGTAGGAACAACAAATCAATTAGGAACTGTTGCCGAAGAAACGACTGCTACTATAGATGCGTACACGCACTTACAAGGTGTAGTTACAGGTATACTTTTAGAATCAGCATTATCAAAGAGTTCAGGTAATACACTTACACAAAATACTTCAAACGAACCAGCAAGTGCTGCAGAAGTAACAAGTTCTACATCGTTAATACAAATAATCATTGACGTGTTAACAGCAGGTAACACAACAAATATTGTAGCAAAAAATAACGCTGTAACAGATTGGGCTCCTGCTTCATTACAAACAGCATTTGCGTCAGTCTTTGGACAACAAGACAACTTCGCTGCTGAAACTACAAATTATATTTTAGAAAATTTTCCAACATTTACTTATGATAGAGAAAAGTGTAAAAGAGATGTTGACTTAATTTTACAAGCTGTTATCCGAGATGCTAAATTAAATTCTAACCACAATGCTATTGTAGCAGGTCAAAGATATTTACAAGGTGTATCAAGTGTTGTAACAAACGACCAACTTCCAGCAACTATACTTGCTATGCGTGAGGCAAAAAGACTATCATTAACATACTTAACAGCTAGTTCTATTGCTACATCTAGAGTAACTGATGGTTGGGATACTGTGCTTGAGTTATTAGAAAATGGAACATTGCCTAGTGAAGGATATACATATCCGTCACCTACACCAGCAAGTCAAGAATTAATTGATGCTGCTAGACAATTACAAGATAACAAAGCATTCTTAATAGAAGAAACAATTGCTTACATTAATGATCAATATTTTGTATATGATTCAGCAAAATGTGCTAGAGATTCGCAATTGATTTTAGACGCAGTTACAAATGACTTAGTTACTGGAACAAATTACAACAGTATCACAGCTGGAAGATCTTATTACAGAGCAAACAGCGCATATGTTATTAGCGATCAAATTACACAAACTGTAGCAGCAATTACGCATTTAAAAACTGAAACTGCTGCGGCTGTTTCTGCCGATACTGCTAGTGTAACAATTTTAAATGGCTTGTTTGACGAAATAATCGACATTATACAAAACGGTGAAGGCAATGCCGACGCTCTAGTATGGACAAATCCAGCAGGCGATACAAGTAAAACAAATGCTCGATTAATGTTACAGAATAATAGAGCATATATCATTTCAGAATTAATAACTTGGATTAATACAACATATCCTTACTTAACATACGATCAAAGCAAGTGTGAAAGAGATACTGGGCTGATTGTTGATGCTTTATCACATGATATTCAATATGAAACAAACCTAGCAAGCATACAAAACGCTAGAGCATACTTTGAAGGTGCTGTAAGTGTTTTACCATATGATCAAAGATTAGAAACAGTTGGCGCACTAAACCAATTAGGTATAATTGCTGAACAAGTATGTTTAGGAACATATGCTGGACAAAATACTAGTGCTGGAGCAGCTGACGCAGACGATTCTGCTGCTGTAAAAGCATTAGCAGATATTATTGAAAACACAGTAAATGCTAACACATTAGCAGTATTACCAGCTGAAACAGTACCAACACTAGTAGGTGCTAACGCTACTACTCAAGCAACAAGAGAAACAATTCTAAGTGCGGGAGATAGTTCGAGTGCTGATCTTGTACAAAGTGTTATTGATTACATAAACAATAGCTTAAATGGATTTAGTTATAATCAAGAGAAATGTCGTAGAGACACAGGCTATCTTATTGAATCTACTACACATGACTTACTTTATACAGGTAACAAAAGTTCTTTGTTAAGTGCTAGAAGTTATTTTTACAATAATGAAAGTCAAGTGTATGGACAAGAAAGCCAAACTACTACAGCATTAACTAGATTAAAACAAGTAGCAGGTCAAGTAATTCAAGGTATTGCGGTAACGCCTACAACAGGTAATACCGAAACACAAAGTTTAGTTGGAACATATGGAACTTCAAATGAAGTAACAACATCAAATGACTTGTTTAACATTACCATTGATGCTATAAATGCCGGAAACTTGTTAAGTACTCCAGGTGATCAAGAACCTGACACAAGCTGGGCACTTGCTACAATGGTTGCTCCATTAGATGTATTGTTGGCAAATAGCACTGTAGTACAAGAAGGTGTTATTACATTTATTAAAGAAAACATACTAGGCTTTTCGTATAATGTAACAAAGTGTGAAAGAGATACAAAATATATTATTGATGCTGCTTTGTATGATATGATGTATGGCGGTAACAAGCAAACACGTAGAGCAGGTGAAGCATATTACACCGGTACAATTTTAGCTGGTATTACAACAGCAGGAAGTAATGCTGATCAAGAAGGTGTTACAGAATTTGCTTATAAACATTTAGCAAACTTAATGTCGCAAATTGGACAGAATAAAACTGTTACAACAAGCGATGGTGTTACACTTACACAAACTTATGGCACAGTTGGCGGAACAAATGAAGCTACTACATCTGTAGTGGCAAATATTACTAAAATTGCTGAAATTATTAGCGCAGGAACTGCTCCAGAATTACCATACGAAATAGATCATTTTTATGACGTTCTTGGAGATACAACAGCCAATGCTAAACGTACAATTGTTTTAGCAGATGAACAAGCAATTGAAGACGAAGCAATTAGATTGCTAAACCTAGAATATGGCGGTGTAGCTGAACTAACATTATTCCCACAGTTAACATACGTTGCTGAAGGAACATTAGGTAGTATGCAAAACGTTTCAACTGTAAGTACTTCGGGTCACGCATTTGAATATGTTGGCGCAGGTGTTACCTATAACGCACTTCCGTTCTTTGGCGGTAGTGCTATTGCTGAAAACGAAATTACAGAGACAGACAACGGTAAAGTATTTGCTGGTGGTACAGTTGACCAAATTGGTAACTTTAGAGTTGGTAACTTCTTTAGTGTTAACGCACTAAGCGGCGCTATTACACTTAATGCTGAAGAAATTAATTTAAGTGGTATTGCTAGTATAGGACCGTTCAAGCGTTTTGGTATTCCAGTTGGTGTTGAATTAAAAGAAGTAAGTAACAGTTCAGACTTAAGAGCCAGCACTGGTCAAGCAGATCAAAACACTGTGCCAACACAAGTTGCTGTTACAAACTATGTTGAAAACAGATATCTCAACAAACTTACAGGCGGAGTAGTATTAGGCGATGTACAAATCGATGCTGATTTAGCAGTTGACGGCGGTGACTTAACTACTACTGCTACAACATTTAATTTATTAAATGACAACGCTAATATTGTAAATGCGTTTGGTGGCACAACACAATTAACAATCGGTGCTGTTGGCATTGGTACTACAACTATCAAACACAATGTTGATATTGACTTAGATCTAAATGTCGACGGTGGTGATATTACAACAAACATACTTGATACTTTTAATCTGTTAAACACTAATGTTCAAACAGTAAATGCGTTTGGTGATGCTACAGAAATAAACATAGGTGCTGTATCTACAGACAGTGTGTTCCAAGTAAACAGTGAGATTGTAATATTCAACAGTGTCGGTACACTACAGATTCCAGTAGGAACAACAGCACAACGTGGAGCAGATAGTACAGCAGCAGTTGGTCAAATACGTTTTAACACAACAGACGAAACGTTTGAAGGATATGACGGTGCTAACTGGGGAACACTTGGCGGTGTCAAAGATGTTGACCAAGACACCTTTATACGTCCTGAATCGAGCCCAGGAGCAGACGAAGATACATTAGACTTCTTTACCGACGGTGTAGAGCGCTTAGAACTAACCACAACCACCTTTACAATCCGTGATAGTGTGCTTACAGTATTAGAAAATACAACCGAAAGCACTGATTACTTAACAGGTGCTATGACTGTAGAAGGTGGTGTCGGAATCGCTCGTAACTTACATGTAAGAGGTTATATAAGTGGCAACGAATCTGATGTGCTACAACTTACTGAAAAAGCTACAGATAAAATTTTAATACCTGCTAATACAATTCAATCTACTGATGGATTTAAAATTATTACTGATGCTGGCGATAGTACAACATCAAGTATTAGTACACCAATTACACTAGCCCATCATAACCAATCAGGAACAGCATCAGCAGGTTCAGGTGTTGGATTAAATTTTGAAATTGAAACAACAAACAATTTGTTTGTAAATGGTGCTAAGATTGAAGCTATTAGTACTGATGTTACAACTGGTCAAGAAGACTTTGACATGGTAGTAACTACTACAATTAATGGCGCAGATGTAGAAAAACTTAGAATAAGTGAAGATACAAGCACATTCACAACAAATGTTCAAATTGATCAAGATTTATTTGTAACAGGTATTCTTGACGCAGCAGGATTTAGAGGAAGTATCTTTGCTGATGATAGCACCGAGATGATCGATGCTATTAACAACAGAATTGTTGTTACAACACTAGATGCTGGCACACTAACATTAGTTACAGATTTAGAAGTACAATATGGTGGTACAGGTGTAAGTACATTTACTGAAAATGGTATCCTTTATGGTAATGTTGCTGATCCAGTACAAGTTACTGCCGCTGCTGGAAGTGCTGACGCAAGTAATAGTTTCCAGATTCTTACAGTAACAGCTGATGCTGACGCAACGCCAGTTTGGACTGACACAATAGATGGTGGTAGCTTTTAAATAAAAAGCTACTACTTTTTCTCCGTGATAAATAGTATTAACGATCTCTATCGTTTTTAATTTGGGCGTCTTCGGACCTGACCCGTTACCTATTTAGGAGGCAGCCAATATGGCAACAACAATTAGACACAAGCGAAGTGCGGTCGCTGGTAATCAACCTAGTGTAGCACAACTTGAATCCGGCGAATTAGCCATCAACACAGCAGACGGTAAAGTATATCTACTAAGAGATGATAACACTGTCCAAGATATTACAAAAAGAATATTTGAAGGTAATACTGAAGTTAGAGTAGACGACTTGTTAGATAGCGCAAGTGCTGAGATCAGCATGAGTGTTAACGGCGATGAAAAAATGACAGTGACTAATGCTGGATTTAATATTAAAGACGATGTTGATTTAGAAGATGCTACAAAACTTACTTTTAGAGAAAGTATCGGTTCGGGTGAAGATGGGATTAGTCTTAAAGCACCAGATAACCTTCCAAACAGTTATGATTTAACTCTGCCTCTAGTTAATGGTACTGTTGGACAAATTTTAAAAACAGACGGTAACGGAAATCTAGCATTTGGAGATCCTGATATTTTTGGCGGTAACGTAATTTATGTCAGTGCTGAACAAGGCGACGATGATAACGATGGACAAAGTGCTCCAGTAAAAACAATTAAAAGAGCATGTAAATTAGCCAGTGCTATTGTTTACAATCCAGATGGAACAATTACAGGTACAAGAGTTAATATCAAAGTTGCGGTTGGTGACTATACAGAAGATAACCCACTTATTATTCCAGACAATGTTGTTGTTAAAGGCGACGGTTTGCGTGGTTGTATTGTACGTCCAGCTAATGCTAACTTGGACATGTTTCGTGTACGTAATGCTTGTTACTTTGGTGAATTTACATTCCGTGACGGTGTTGACGATAACCAAGTTCCACTTATTACTTGGGACTATGCTACAGTGTTTGACGATCCTAATGCTACTGATATAACAGATAGAAGCGAATACACAAACTTACCAAACACAAAACCAACTATTGTTACTTCACCATATACGCAGAACTGTTCCATTATTTCGTTCTTGGGAGGTAGTGGTGCTAAGATTGATGGTGCGTTGGTTGAATCTCCAAACGTTCCTCGTTACAATATTGAAGCTGAAAATCCAGTTGTAGGAGCCACACCTGAGCAAGGTAAATCAATGGTTGCTAACGCATACACCATGCTCTCATTTGGTGGTACAGGCTGGCGTCTACTTAACGATGCTTACGCACAGATCGTTTCGTGTTTCCAAATTTTCCTACTAAACGGTGTTTACACACAGTCAGGTGGTTATTGTTCCATTACTAACTCCGCTACAAACTTTGGATTGTATGCGTTGAGATCTAGTGGTTATTCACCAAAAGCATTTGAATTTGACAGAGCACATGTTGTATCTACTGGTGCTAGTGAAGGTAAACAAACAATTACTATTGTTGGTGTAAATCGTGATGCGCCTGTTGAAGAATTTATTTTAAGATACAGAGATCCTGGTTATAAAAGAGCGTATACTTTAATTTTAAATCAAAGAGATGCTATTGCCCAAGATACAGTTGATTGGATTAACTTACAAATTTCTAACGCAGCTGGTTCTCCAAGCATTTATGCTGGCTTTGAATATAACGAAGATAAATGTAGAAGAGACACTAGGTTACTTATAGAATCTATTAGATATGATGCTGCTTTAAATAGTAACGCTAGAACTATCAACGCAGCATTAACATATTTTAATGGTAGGTTTGATGCTTCATTATTTGCGGCGCAAAAAGATCAACATATTGATGCTTATGGCAATGCTAAAACTTTTACAGCGGGTATTGTACAAGATTCAACGTTTGAATCAAGAACAGATGCACTTTGGGATGAAATCATAGAAATTCTTGGTGCTGGTAGTAGTGCGAGCATAGCAGGAGACGAATTAGTTGATGCTAGAGTATTGCCTACTGCTATCAACACCAATAGTGGTAATGCTGTAGCACAATTGTTAGCAAACAGAACATTTATACAAAAAGAATTAACAGCTTGGATTAATGCTCAAGTTGCTGGAAATATTGCTCCTTTCTCTACAGGATTTGTATATAATGTAGCAGCATGTGAAAACGATGCTAGTAAAATTGTAGATGCTATAACATATGATCTTTCCACTGGCGGTAACTTAGAAAGTTTGATAGCAGCTCAACAGTATTTTGTTGACGGTACTGCTGTATACGGTACAGGACAAAAAGAAGAAACTGTCGCAGCTTGGGGCAGAATGAAAGAGATTGTTGAAAAGATTGTTAAAGAAGAAGCAGTTACAGTGTCTTCAGGAAACATCATTACACAAGATACAAGCGGTACTGCTGCTACACAAACAGAAGCAGATTTTGCTAAAGCTAGAATAGATGAAATTATTCAACATATTCAAACCAATGCTGGAACATTAGCAGACCCGATCAACCCTGATTTGACTGCTCTTGGTGTAAGTCAAACTTTACAAGATGATTTTATAAGATTAGATGAAATAGGCGCAATTAACATTGCTCAAAGAGTAACACAGTATATTAACGAAAGTATTGACGCAGCAAAATGGTATAATTTTGATTATGATCAAGCAAAATGTTTAAGAGATTCTAAATTAATTGTTGAAGCTGTTGCTAAAGATACATGGGATACAGGTAACAGATATTCTCGTAGTGCTGGATTAAGTTACTTTGCTGCTAACTTAGCAGACTCTTCACGTAGTAGTATTAGCGGACAAGAACTACAAACAATTGCTGCTATACAACAATCTGCTATCTATACAAACGCAGTTATTACAGGCAAAACTGGCATAACAACGGATATTGAAGATTTTGTTCAAAGTAGATTTAACATTGTAAGTGAAGCAATTAGATCACCAGAAGAAATTCCAGCACCACAAGAAGTAAGTAGTGAAGGAGATGTAACAAACGACTTTATTCCAACTCCAACTGAAACAACTTTTAGTTCAACAGCCGATGTTGATAAAGGTACAAGTATTTTTACAATTACAGGGCATGGATTTACAAATGGTGAAAAACTTATCTATGATGCTAATGGAAATATTCCAATTGGTGGATTAGATGACGAACAGACTTATTATGCTAACGTATTAGATCCTGATACATTTAGTTTAACATTTGATGATAGTTTGGAATTTCCAGTACAACTATTTGAAAACATAACTAACTCTGGCAATCATATTTTTAGAACAAATATTATTGAATTCTTTGTTGAAGAAATTTTAAGTTCACATACTACGTATCAAACATTGATACTAGAGTCTGGTGCTGAAAGTTATGAATTTGTTCCAGGAAGAGCTATTACAGGTACAACAGGAGCAAACAATAATAGTGCCTTTGTTTCTAGTTGGGAACCAGCAGAACGTAGACTAGTAGTAAGTATCGAAGAAGTTGCTGTTGGATCAAGTGTTCTTAGAATACAATTTGATGCTACAAGCATTATTAGTGCTGATCACGCAGGTAGTCCTAATACAAATATTAGTATAAATGAAGTATCAACAAAACTTGGGTTAGGTACAGCAACGTTTAGTATTACAGCAACAGACGGAAGTAGCAGTATCACAAACACAGGAAACTTACCCGAGAGGCAAATTTGGTTCCACAGACCAAGTATTGTTAACTCGTCCGCACACACTTGGGAATACGCAGGTTCAGGAACAGACTATAACGCACTACCACAAAACGGTGGTAACACAAGATCTGAGTTTGAACAATATGAAGAATTACCAGGTCGTGTTTATTCATCAGGTACAAACGAACTTGGTGACTTTAAAGTTGGTGACTTTATTACAGCGTTTAACAGAACTGGTAACATTACATTTAGAAACAAAGTTCAGGTGGACGAACTTGATGCGTTGAAATTAAGTTTGAGTGATGTTGCTATTGAAGAAATTTCAACTGATGTTAACTTAGGTGATGACGAAATTGGCGGTCCAAGTGATGCACGATTGGTTACGCAGTTAGCTATTAGATCGTTTATTGGTAACAGGCTAGGTGGTTTTGTTGACAAAACTGTGTCTACTGCGGCTGTTCCAGGCGCTATTGTTCAGTTGAACACAAACGGTCAGTTGAATGGCGAACTTATTCCTGCTACTAGACAGTTTACAAACACAAACACAGAAGGTTATCTATCAAGGCTTTTACAAGTAGATGATATTCCAGCTGTTGATTTGTCAGCTGGAGACATTGCTACTGAAAACTATGAACAAGTTGAACTTACACTTAGTGGTAATATTACCGCATCAGACGGAGATACAATTACACAACCAGGTGTTACTGGTGCTACAGGTTATGCTAAAGGAAATTTCTCAGTTAGTGGAAACATTCTTGTAGCAACTATCGACGGTGCTTGGGACGAAACTGACGATAGTGTTGGTGATCCATGGGATGTAACAAACAATCTAAACTTGTTTGTAAACGGCGTAGACTCAGGTGTACACCCAACATCTAAAGGAGCATCAAGTG